CTATGTTTAGATCAACAAGTGATGGAACTTCTGACGCCACAGCTATTTATGGAGTTGATGATGTATTAGAAGCCGTTTATAGAAACGATTCAAATGTAGATACACCTCTTACAAAAATTAATAGATCTACCTATCAAGGCTTATCAAATAAAACTGCTACCGGAACACCTTCACAATATTTTGTTCAAAGATTTATTGATAAGGTTACAGTAACTTTATATTTAACGCCGGGATCTACAGAAGCCGGTAAGTTTTTAAATTTCTATTATGTTAAAAGAATACAAGATGTAGGTAAATTTACAAACGCTTCAGATGTAGTTTATAGATTTGTGCCTTGTATGGTTTCAGGTTTAGCTTTTTATTTATGTCAAAAGTATCAACCGCAAAGATGTCAAGAGATGAAACTCTATTATGAAGATGAACTAAATAGAGCGTTGACGGAAGACGGGTCGCCATCTTCATCTTTCATAACTCCGAAAACTTATTATCCAGATGTCTAATTTTTCAAAAGGTAAATACGCACAATTTATTTCTGATAGATCTGGTATGGCTTTTCCATATAAAGAAATGGTTAAAGAATGGAACGGAGCAAGAGTTCACACATCAGAGTTTGAACCAAAGCAACCACAATTAGAACCAAAACCACATGGTGCTGATCCTCAAGGATTACCATACGCAAAACCCCCAAAGATTCAGTTGCCAACACAAGATTTTTTACCTGATAATCCTTTTTCTACGGTTAACGCTTCAACAGTAATAACCGTTTCAGAGCCAAACAGTAAAAGACAAACTGGAGACACTGTAAGATTTTATGATATTAAAAGACCTGTAGGTGGAATTGCTATATCAACAATACAACCAGAATCAACTTTAGCTGCTTCAATTAACGCTACAACACAAACAATTTTAGCAAATGATTCTTCTAAGTTTCCTTCTTCTGGATTTATGATGATAGAAAAAGTAAATAGTGATACTAAATTATACGAGAACGAAGTTATTCAATACACAGGTAACACAGGTAATACTTTCACAGGCTGCACGCGAGGGACAAACGCAAAAACTAGAGGTAAAACACCTGCAAATACTACGGCTAGTTCTCATGATCTAGGTGCAAAACTTTATGGCGCTTTTTCAATAACTATGATATCCACTAATGTAGTAAACCCTAATGGGATGCCAGCTACGTTTTCAGAGAACAATAGTTATAAAGTTACTGTTTTAGACGCAGCTACAGTCACTGGTAAAAGTGGAGGATCTTTTACGATGGCAGGCCCAATAGATAATGGAGTAATTGAACAATGACATATTCAGAATTAGTACAGAAAATTAGAGATTATACGGAAGTAGGGTCAGCAGTGCTTACTGATACTATCATTAATGGTTTCATAGAAGATGCTGAATTTAGAATTTTAAGAGAAGTAGACTCTGATAATAACAGACGATATGCTACAGCAACTATGGTAGCTGGACAAAGATTTATAGATACTCCGGCTGATTTATTGATTGTTAGATCTGCTCAAATCGTGGATAAAGATTTAAGCACCTCTCCTACGACCGATAGAGACATTATTGAGTATAGAGACACTAATTTCATGGCGGAATACAATCCTGAAGACACCCAAGGAACCCCAAAATATTTTGGATATTGGGACGCTGACACGCTAGTTTTT